CTTTTTAGTCTCACACTTGATAATGTTGCCAATCACTTTCTTGTCGCCGTCTTTCTCCTTTGATTTGCTTAGGTAAATTATAGAGGATGCAGCGTATTTTAGTCCACTACCACCACCCATTTCTTTCATTGGCACATAGGCACCAACCACATCATAAGTATGGTTTGTCACGATCATAGGAACGTTTGCCTTACCCAGTTTCAAGGTCAACACACGAAAGATAGACTTTACAATCTGTGCTCGTGTCATGTCACGAGTTTCTTTACCGTCAGTAGCGTCTTGAACTTCCTTGGTTGTTGAAAGCATACCAAGAGAATCTAAACAAAACATCAAAGGTTTACGGTCCTCAGGTTTCTGATCCAAATACTTATCAATGATCTTGATCGCTTGGGTACGAAACTCTTGCACTGTAACAACAGGAACAATCATCATACGATTAGAATCGATCTTACGACTCTCGATCATGTCACGAGAGATTGCAGACTCGGACTCAAAATATATGCATCCAGCATCTGGATCAGAATCAAGAAAGTTACGAACGATACTAAGAGTAAAATAAGTCTTTCCCGTGCTCGATTCACCAGCAATAGCCGTAATTTTGTTGGAAGGCACTCCTCCAAAAATAGAACCAGAAACCACGGCGTTAAATAGATAACACCCAGTATCAACAAAAGATGTAACGTCGCCAGCAGCAACCCCTTCGCTGACAACGCCAGCATACTCATTGCCAATCTCCTTGACTACATCGTTAAGAAAACTCATCCGAATAAAAACTCCAAAGTGTTACGTTTTTCAGGTGTCCAACCAACAGCATCAAGAACAACCTTGACAGGACTGAGGAAAGACTTGGTAAATTGCTCATCATAGTCAACTGAACCATGGACATCAAACTCTTTGGGTAGAGTCTGGAAGAATGAAATAACATTCTCCCCCATCCTATTAGGTTTTCGTAGATAGATGTACTTGATCTTCTCTCCCTCTTGAATCAGAGGATACTTGTGGGAGATCTTCAACTTCTTACAGTAATAATTATACAACAAAGAACCCCTCACATGCATGGGGCATCCTTTACCATATATTCCTGTGGGTGAAGAGAACTTCCCTATGTTATTACAACTACGTGGGAATGCAATGTCTTCCAACGGAAGACTCTCAAAGTCACGACGAAATTTTGCAATAAACTTTTGGATATCTTCCTCAGTACCACTCATAACAACATTAAGAGCATCCTTAATTGCTGTACGACAAGGTGCAGGAGTAGATGACTTGACTGCTTCAATACCCATGATTTTGAGTTTGGGTTTCTCGTATCGAACTCCCTCACTATCCCATACATGTAAGATATATCGCTTCTTGGCAGTCCAGATACCACGATCAGCGATGTTCTCACGTTTCATTTGCATCTTTTGATCATACGCTGAAACATACGTTGCCAGGTTTTGATACGAACGTTCAATAAAAGGTTCCAATTTTTCTTGGCATACCTTATCAAGTAAGGAAACAGTTGCTGCTTTATCGTCAGACTTACTACCAAGAAATTTAGTAACAAGAGGTCCAAGATTAAGATAGATTGAGTCAGTGTCAGATGCAATGACATAATCTTCTCCCTCAGTTTGCAATATTTTATTTAGGTATCTGTTGATATCAGACTCAATCCATCGAATACTTACTTGCCCCGAGAGAGTAATCGCCTCAGCATTTGCCAGATTGAAGTATCGGAAGTATTGGTTTCCAATGGCACCATAGGCAGAGTTGAGTTGGATCTTTCTTGCCATTTGGATATTGGTATATCTTGCAATATCCTTTTGTAATGCCAAGGTTTCCTTAGGTGTGGTGGCATTTTCAAGAGCTTGCTTAGCGTGAAGCATTCTCTTCTTGTATATGGTCCGTTCATCGTAGATCCTTTGCATCATTTCGGGTAGGAAACCATGTATGTCTTTACGATACTGAGCACCGTTTGCACACACAGCATACTTTCCATCAATCTCAACTTCCTTATTAAGCAACTTATCAACAGTCACTGTTGGGTGACGCCTCTCTACCAGAGTTTCTGGTGAGATGTTGTATTGCATGATAAGGTGAGGGTATAGAGAGTTAAGGTCAAACGATACTACCCAATCGTAAGCACCTGGTATAGGTTCTTTGACATATGCACCAGCATACTGATCATTCTTCTGCGTAGAGATCTTAGGTGGAACCACAATGTTGCGTTGCTTCAAGTCATTATAGATGAGGGTATCCCACATCCTAACCTGAGAGTAAACATCACTGAGATTAACCTTAGCATCATACGCAAGAGTCAGTGCCAGTTCAATGAGTTTCATCTTGTCTTCTAGACGGTCAACGAGTTCTACGTCAACGATGTTATACTCAACAAACTTCTGCCAATCCTTAGTATAGAACTCTTTGAAATTCTCATACTCACTATGATCGATCTTTGCTTGACCTAGTTCTACATTTGCAATGTGATCTAGACGATATGTTTCCTGTGCAGAATAGGTGAACTTCTTATACAGATCTAGATAGTCTAGAATTGTCACACCACTAATGTCATAAGCGATCTGAGTGCGACCCATCATAGTAATCTCACGTTCAATCACACGGTTCCATGGGGAGAGTGACTTTTTCCACGTCTCCCCTAGCACCCGTTCAAATCGACGACAGATGTAAGGAATATCATACAAGTTGCAATTCCAACCAGTAATAATATCAGGAGTGTTTTGTGACCACCACGAATGGAAGTCTTCCAACATCTCCACTTCCTTCCAAAAGACACGATACTCTGTGTCCTTCGGTGTAAACTCCCTAGTACCCCAAGTTATCACCTCCTTGGTGGCAAGATTCTTGATAGTAATACAAAGAATCTCCTCCTGACACGCCTCTACTGAGGGGAATCCATTGTCACAACCAACTTCGATGTCAATCGTATAGATCTTCATCGCGTTCATATCGAAACGAATTTCATCAGGGAATTTATCAGCGATAAATTGATACACGAACCTGTCATATCCATGCACTTCCATCCCATCAACATCAGTATACTGATCGATAAACTTACGAGCATCCCTAGCACCATCAAAGCGTTTAGGATGTGCATATCTACCATCAAGAGTCTTGAACTTAGACTCTTTGTTCTGATTGTCAGGTACAAAGTACAGGGTAGGACGGCACTTCTCTCGATACTCAACGGGTTCTCCGTTTTCGTATCCCCGATAAAGGATAACATCACCGAGTAGAATTACATCCGTGTAAAACTTCATCAACTAACCATCGATTTATACTGATCCACCAGAGCAGTGGATGGGTCCAGTATAGTAAAGATCAGGTCGGAAGTCAAGAAGACATCTCTTTGGTCTGTGTGTAGAGGGAAGACGCTAAGAGTTCCATCAGGTGCTACTCGAAAACAGTTTTCAAGTAGTAGACTCGGTTCCTCGTCCAGTTCCGTCAGCGTCCCCATCAGATACGTGCTCGGATCGTTCTTCAACAACAGTAATTTCAGCATTGTTAGCAATAAGTTCGTTATATTTTTCGACCACTTGATCGATAGGGTTGTAAATGAATGTTACAGATGGAAGAGGCAAATAGATGTGCGAACTCTTAGAGAAAGGTACATATGCTTGGAACTCAATATCAATCTGGTCCAAAGTTTTTGGTTCATCAGTGTATGAAGGTTCTTCAAACAGGTTATGCTTCTCTTGAATCACAACAGTATATGGTTTATCCAACTTGTAAGCAAGAGGGGGACCTTCTCGATCATCCCTCATCTCATACACATCAGCGATCACGTCCTCGCCGTTTTGCATTCTTACGATTCTTACGCTCATAACTCTTCTCCATCAGATTTTCATAGGTGTACTTTACCATATCAGTAAAGGCGCGTCTAGCAGTAATGTTCTTTTCATCGGCAAGGATGTGAACATACTGCATAAATTGATCCATTTCCTCAGGTGCAATGTCAAGAGTAAGTGTCTCACTCTTTTCAGCATAGGCAGGGCATAGATTTACATACATGTTCATAGGTTACCTCAAACAAAAAGAGACCCCGTGAGGTCTCTTTGGTTGTGTATTATATAGGTCAGTTAGTAGTCATCGTTTCCACCATATCTGATACAGATCTTTTTGTTTTCTGGTGATGACCTACACCATTGTTTCACATAAGCATCTGCATCCTTATCCATTGTAAAGTGAGCATGGTTATGTAATGCCCCTATCAAGGCTATCATCCCCAGTAGTGTGAGGGAGGTCAGCGTTCCTGGATTCGTTATGAAGTTTAGAAACAATTTCATAAACCTTTAATTTCTGGTGGTCTGGAATGATTCTTTGTAATTCTACCACAAGCATTCCATTATTGAAACTGACTGTGCCAATTTCTACATCATCTGAAAGGTTGAATCCCCTAGCAAAAGTACGAGTGGAAATGCCTCTGTGTACATAGTCCTCCTCACCTTTATTCTTTGGTGCAATCGATCTGATTAAAAGAACATTACTTTCAGTAGTAACTTCAACCTCCTCTGGTGCCCACCCCGCCAGTGCTAATTCAATTCTCCATTTAATACTGGATTCCTGGACAATATTATATGGAGGGTATGCTTCATTAACACTTCCCATTCCGTAGGAATGTAATCGATAAAACAGATCATCAAATCCTACTGAATATTTTTCCGCAGCATCTACCACGGCATTAAGATCTTTCGTCGTGAACTTTCTAAGTCCCGTCATTGGTATTCTCCTAGTTAAAGCGAGTTTTATTGTGTGATCCCCGAAGGCAATCAGGTTTATTTAGACAGGTTTGTATCACAGCGCACGTTCGGTTATCCCCAAAAGGGGGCAATGCATAAATAGCAAGAGACACCTTTACCAGACAAGAATGAAAAATTTCATCTCTGTCGTTATGCTATTGATGACCGCAAGTGCAGCAAATGCAGGCGGAATTGTATCAAAACATGCTACTAGTGTTCAACTAACTGTTGACTCTGCTAGAACACAAGCAACAAGGATTGGTTCTTCATTTAGTATCTCTGGTACAAACATTGATACCACAGATGGCACAACTGCTGGCACAGTATCTGCTGGCACCATCACCTCTGGAATCTATGCACCTGGCACTATTTCTGCGACACAGAATACCTCAGGTTCTGCGTTCTCATTCAGTCAGTCGTATACACAGGGTGATACAGTCCCAACTGCTGCTCCTACCGTAGGAACTGTTCCTAACTTCTCAAATACTACAAGTTATACAGCAGGAACTGCTGGTACATTAGCAGGTACCATTACCTCTGCTGGTGTACTTACGGTGACTGCTGGTGGAGCGGGTACGACTGCAACGGGACAATACGTGTCTGAGATTACTGTTATTGACTGAGGATAAGAACAATGAATATCATTCGTTGGTCTGTCCTAAGTATGGTGGGTGTAGGTGTCACACTTGCTCCTGCCATGGCGGTCCCCGTGGTTCCAAACTTCACTCAGGGAAGTATGTCGAGTCACACGGAGACGACTCAGACCATAACAGAGACGATAAATAGCATGGACTACAATACTGGGTATCAGTATTCTGCTACTGGTTCTGGTGTCAATGCATCGGGCAACCTCTCCCCAGGAACAGGTGCTAGTAATGTAACTATTAATGGAGTGACTTCATCATGGACAGGTGTAGCAAGCAAGCCATCGTTCACACAGACAACACCAGGAGCAGCGTTTCAGTTCACAGAAACTTATCAAGGACCTGGTTTAAGCAATCAAACAATTATTCAGAGGGTGACAGAGGTCACAAGCGTAACCGATACCACAAGTATCTTCTCGCAGTAACATTATTATTTACTAATCCTTCTTATGCTGAAACTATTGGTGGTGTTTCTGCTACTGCTTCTCCTGTGGCTAACAGTTCAGGCTCCGTTACAAACCAGGCTATACAAGTCCTTCAAGGACCATACATTACAAACACATATGGTGGAGGGATACAGTGTCAAGGTCCCACTCGCAACTTCACTCCCTATGTAACAGGAAGTGCTTCTGCTTCTAAACCATACGAACCATTCTTTAATGACCCAGTATACGATGTCACCGATAACACTGGTGCATTCGATGATGATGGGAAACCTATTCCAGATGGTCGTATTGATAATCCAGGAGATATTCTATTCACTAAGAGAACTAGAACAGGGCAGAAAGATAATTACAGTTTAGGTGTAGGGTTCTCTATGACATGGAGCACACCCATAGATAAAACTTTACAGGATCTGTGTAAGAAAGCAGCAACTACACAGATTGAATTAACTAGTCAGTTAACTGCCAATAAAAGATTAGACTTTGAGATAGCTCGTTTAAAGAATTGTGGAAATTTAATGAAAGAAGGAATCAGTTTCCACCCCAGAAGTCCTTACTATAAAATATGTGCTGACGTTGTGGTGCAAAATGTAACTACTGTCAAGCAACATCGTCACTCTATCCCTTCGGTTTCAGTGCCGACTTCAATACCCGTATCGCCTCATTCCGATGACGCTGCTCTACTTGGCGCTCCCTTAGAGACAAGACCTTAACTTTCTTACCACGAATAGCAGCAATCTTTTTAATAACTTTCTTAATCGTTGGTTTGACTACTTTCAATAGTATGTCTGCCAACGGTTTTGCTAGTAGTGCTGATGTAGTGGCGATGACAGCAATACCACCCACCTGCATAACCTGTCCACCACTAGGTAGACCAGCAACAATTTGTGTGGGGAGTCCTACTGATTCTGTTATCTGAACACATGTCTTATCGATGAGTTCATAACCAGTAACTCTCTTTCTAAATCCTTCTACTAATGTTCCAACAGGTTCCTGTGCTACCTGAACCTTTGTAGGACATTCTATTTTGGCAGTAGGTGCTGATGGTGGAGGTGGTGTCTTTGTGTCTGCTTGTGGTGGTTTAGGTTTATCTGGTTTGGTACCACCCACAGCAGGTGGACCAGTCATAATCATCTGTTCAGGTTCAAACTGAATAGGATTAAAACTAGGATACCCAGAATCGCAGTACGTGACCAAACCGTTTGCATCGTCTATACTTACCTGATTGTTTTTTGAATTATTAGTTTCATGTGCCTCCACACATCCAGGTATATTAATAACAGGAACACCGATATTAATAGTGGCGGGTGAAGACACATATAATGTAGCGGATGGATCATTAAAATTCCAAACGGGTATTTCAATCCGTTTGATATTAATATTATCCAACCTTATTTCACGGATCTCCATCAGAAGGGCAAGACTCCACCAGTTGCAGATGGGGCAGATACACCAGGAGCAGGAGCACCAGGAATAACACCACCAGTTGCACCAGGTAACTCAGGAACATCTGGCATGAGACCACCAACCAGACCAGGCAATGCGCCTACGACTGCTTCTGTTGCTGCCTTTGTTGCTGCTTGTGTAGCACTCTCAATGAGAGCATCCTTTTGAACGTAAAGATAAGCACCACCCCCTAGGATAGATAAAGAAACTAGACCAGATAACAACGCAATACCGTTAATCAATTTTTGCATCTTTCTTCTCCAATGTAGGTGCTTGTTTTGATTCTTCCTTCTTCTTAGAAGGCATCACCCCGAAGGTTGCTAACGTTCCAGTAAACACACTAGCAATAAAAGTTGGATCAATGTTTTTTTGAGGAACGCCAGGAACAGTTACATAATTAAGGG